TTGGGATTAATGGCTAAAAAACCTTTGGTTATATATTGGTCTCCCTATTCATCTGCTGGAACAAGTGAGCCTTTAGTAGGCGAGTATAATTTACTATATCCAGATCCAGAAAACGTATATTCTAGCCTAGTAAGGCGAATGCCAGAATCTAAGAACGATAGATCAATTCAGACATATATGTCATGCCCTGCAGCATCTGCTCGACTTAAAAATATGTGGGTATTTAAAGCTCCTTTCACTATGGAGTACGGATATGATTTTTCAGATCCTGATAATCCTCAAGTATGGAATATTACAGAAGGATATTTTGCATGGCGGGTAAATAGAAAATCAGTAATTGAAGGTGGAGCTATTATTAGCCTATCTATTAAGCATATGCTATTTAGCGAAGAGTCGATAACTCCATTATTTGGTCCACCTGTAATGTTTAAGCCAAAGTATATGAACTATGGGACCAGTATTCCTGGAGCATTCGACATATCTAAATGGTTTAGACCACATGTATTTGAGGTTCAACTATGGGAAAAAGTTGGAACCTTTAAAATTGAAGAAGGTGAACCATTATTTACTGTTGAATTTATAACAGATAGACCTATACAGATAAAAAGATTTGCAATGAGTAAAGCTTTGATTGAATATGCAGATAGTTGTGTAGATTCTCATAAGTATTTTGGTAGATGGCTAGGACTTGCTAAAAAGTATGATATTTTTACAAAGTCTAAAATGGATAAGTTAGTTCTTAAAGAAATACAAAATAATCTAGTCGACTAGAATAATATATATCTCATAAAAGAAAAATTCCCAATCGGAGGCGGATCCAATTGGGATTTTCTAGTATATTGCTATACATTATATAGGGAGACACGGGAATGCCTCAACCTACACATTCATATTGTATTATATCTCATTTTCTAAGTCAACATCTTCGTCAACTATTTTTTGGGCGGGAGGATACGAAGTAATCCATCCATATGGATCGGTCTTAGTCTCAGGATGATTACCTAGAAATGTCAGATACTCTGGCAAGTTAGTAATCTCTGCTAATAAGACCATAAGAGAATAGCATCTAGTATGAGCTTTCTGGTTGACTGTCATACAAGACAATTTCTTCTCATCTACATTTGGACACTCTAACAATATCTCTTTTAGTCGGAATACTACTAAATGAGCAAATTCCATCTGTTCTTGAGTATATGTCATTCATCTTCCCCTAGTTGTACATCTCTTGGTGTATATGCAGGTTCTGGGCCTAATAGATAGCCTTGTTCATGATATGCCACCATTTTTGATGTATCTTCGCTTCCCGCCACTTTGTCGGCAATGAGCGAAAGTAGGTCATATATTCTGTGAAGCATGATATATGTAACCATAGGCAGGTTCTCTTCAATTGACCCTGCTTCTTTTACTATTGCCCCATCAGGCAATTGTTCTTCATTCATTTATTTAACCTTTGCCTTTCTGACAAATATAATTGGTAGATCTTTATGTATATCTTGCGCTAATAATTTAGCATTATCTTCATCTAATGCCTCAACTTGTTCTACAACTAGAATTCCGTCGTCATTAAACCCTACGCTATATTTATTCATTTATTCCTCCGTCAGTATATGGATAAATCTGTGGAGTTCTCCACTCATTGTTTAAGTTTGAATTATATGATTCGAATATGGGATCTTCTACTTCCGCCGCACTGAAATTTTCACTTTTTTCGGCACTTGCACTATTTGTCTCTATTTGAATTCCTTGACCACATGCACATGTACCACAGCCGCACCCGTCGCTCATCAGTTATATTCCTTTCGCTTCCAAAATTTATTTTTATACCAACCAATAATTGTTTTAATTGATTCGCTTCTAGCAATTTTTGCTTCTTTTAATAAATTCGTATTTCTTTCTAGTACCCAAGGTTCTGTTTTAATTGGAATGATTTGAGCTATTGGTGTACCAGCTTTGATTATGCCTTCAAAACCTTCCTGAAGCAGGAATGGCAATTTACCACCGTTCATTGCATAGTTAGCATCAACAACTCCTGAAAGTGTCCTAAAAGGCAAGTCATCTCTGTTTAAGGGGTGGGTGATAAGAAGGCTATAGCCATCTTCAACCTGAAGTATTTGCTTAGTACCCCAAGAAAAATGATTATCATGATATCCCTTTGGTATAGGAAGTGTAGGGATCATATTTTTATCTCGTTCAATTACAAAATCTGTTTCTTTATATATTTCATCTACGTCGAACCAACTCCAACTTATTTTTGGTCCCATAGGAGTTTGTTCTACTAAAAAATCTACAGGTGCTGGCATGCAATATCCAGTTAAAAATGCATCCATAAACGGTGCACAGCTTTTTACTGTTATTGTGTTGTATGGAACTATGCTAAGCTTTCCACCGTGAAATTTATCTATCTTTTTAAACCATTCTGGCATAACATTTTTCATTTGAGTTATGGGTTCGAACACAGGATGGTATACATCGTACTGTAATTTTTTAGGTTTCATTTAAAATCTTCTCTACTTGGTCTACTATTTTATCATACATGGCATTACCAAGATACTGTTTATATTTGCAAGATATGCAATAAAAATATATTTCTTCGTTAATAGACAAATTACAAAGAAGAAGGCCTTGATCCATTGGGCAATTAAGCCTAGGAACAAGACCTTCCTCTGATAGGGCTATGTACTTAGATACGTATTGTATCTTTTTCAAAAGCCCTCCTTATGTATTCTTTGGAAACTCTGATATGAGATTCCTGGCCTTACCTATTGAGTTTGGCCAAGACGACCAATCTTTGCCGCCTTTGGTCATATGGTACGTTATCTCTGCGTTAGTTACTGGATCAAATAATTCCTTATTTGAAACTAATTCGAATTTTTCTTGCCGATCTACACCGAGTGTTCCCAGCATATTGATCTGAAAAATTCCGTAAGATTTATCTCCAGTTCGTCTGTTATCGTTTAGAGCCATCGGTCTCCCGTTAGACTCTACTCTTGCAACAGCCCAAGCTGTTTTTAGAGCATTTCCCTCAAAACCTACAGCCCATAGTAAATCTTTTAAATCTTCAGGTGTAAGCATTTCTGAGTGCTCATATTTATCGTTACTGAACTTGTTCAGTATTTCTCTCTTTAGTTGTCTTTCAGTTTTTTCTACCTTTACAGGTAGTGCTTGAGAAATAGTTGGACCAGGCTGGACAGTAAATAGAAATAATGTTATCATTGCTATAAATGACCAGTTGTGTACAACATCGCTCAAACGTTGTTTGATTCTCTCCATTGGCATTTCCTCCTCTAGAGATAACGAACTACTATAATAACATTGTTTGACAATAACTGTCAAGCCAGTTGACTAAGAAAAATAAATGAAAATATCCTATTATACGATTAAAGCAGGACTAAATCCAGCAGTTGGTTTCGGCTACGCTGGTAAAAATATAGTCAAATCTTTAAATAATTTAGGTTATGAAGTTTCATTTGCAAATCCAAAATCTGATATTCAATTAAACTTTACTCAGCCACATCATTTTAAATTACACAGAAATCAATATCAGATTGGATATACTCCATGGGAGTCAACATCTATGAGGACGGACTGGGTAGATAAATTTAATTTTTGTGATGAAGTTTGGGCTACATCTGACTGGGTAGCAAAAGTATTTAAAGATAATGGTGTAACTAAGCCAATATATGTTTATCCACATGGCGTAGAAGATATTTGGAAGCCTAAAAAAAGAGTTTTAAAAGAAAATGAACCTTTTAAGTTTTTGCATGTAGGAGAACCTTCTCCAAGAAAAGACGGTCAGTTAGTAGTAGATACTTTTATTAAACTATTTGGTAATAATCCAGATTATCATTTAACAATTAAAGCACATGGATTTAGTACCATACGTGTTTATGATAAAAATAGAGAATTTGTAAATCCAGATAAAGCATATAATAATATAACTGTTATTACTGAAGAATATTCTGAGCCAGATCTTGTTTCTTTATTTCACCGCCACCACGCATTAATTTATCCTTCATGGGGAGAAGGCTTTGGTTTTATTCCAATACAAGGTTTAGCAACAGGAATGCCAGTAATATCAACTTACGATTGGGCACATTATGAAAAGTATATTGGTCCGTTAAAATTAAAGTCTCAACTAACAAGTGATACTTTACCAAAAGCAGTCGGAGATCCACATGTTGGTAAAATGTTTAGGCCAGATAAACAACATTTAGAAGATTTAATGTATGATGTTGTTATAAATAATAAAGCTTATTTCGGTTATTATTTTGCTCAATCAAAAAAAATACATGAAGAATATAATTGGGATCAGTTGACCAAGAATGCTTTTGAAAGACTTTCAAAAAAGTTTTCTTAACCCCTTTCCCTTTTAAACGTTGTTTGGTAGAATAGGATCTTCACATTAATTTTAATTTAACCGCAAGGCGGACGAAAGGTATTACTCAAATGTCAAGGATTATAGAAAATCCATATGAAAACTTTATTGCTTTGTCTCGTTATGCACGTTGGATTCCAGAAGAGAATCGTCGTGAAACATGGGGAGAAACAGTAGATCGCTATTTTGGTTTCATGTTAAACCATCTAGAAAAAAATCATAACTATACACCAGATAAAAAGCTTATAGAAGATTTAAAGAATGCTGTTTATGATCGTAGCGTAATGCCTTCAATGAGAGCAGTAATGACTGCGGGTGCTGCTCTTGACAGAGACCATGTTGCAGGATACAACTGCTCATTTGTTCCAGTAGATAACCCAAGATCATTTGACGAGACTATGTATATTTTAATGTGTGGAACTGGAGTAGGATTCTCAGTAGAATATAAGTATGTTAATAAACTTCCTGCCGTTCCAGAATCATTTGAAAAATCTACAACAGTTATTGTAGTTGAAGATTCAAAGACTGGGTGGGCTAAAGCTTATCGTGAACTTCTTGCAATGCTTTGGGCAGGACAGGTTCCTTCTATTGATGTTTCAAAACTTCGTCCAGCAGGTGCACGTCTTAAGACAATGGGAGGTCGCTCTTCTGGACCACAACCTCTTATTAATCTTTTTGATTTTACAATTGCAAAGTTTAAAGCAGCAGCAGGTCGTCAATTAAAACCTATTGAAGCTCACGACATAATGTGTAAAATAGGTGAGGTTGTTGTAGTTGGTGGAGTTCGTCGTTCTGCTATGATTTCTTTATCTAACATTAATGATATTGAAATGGCAGCAGCAAAGTCAGGTAACTGGTGGGAAAATAATTCACAACGTGCTTTATCAAACAATTCAGTAGCATATTCTCGTAAGCCAGAAATGGAACAGTTTATTGCAGAATGGAAAAACCTTTATGATTCTAAGTCAGGAGAACGAGGCATATACAATGTGGCTGCTGCTCAAAAGCAAGCAGCAAGATGGGGACGCAGAGACCCTGAAATCCATTACGGAACCAATCCATGCTCAGAAATCATTCTTAGACCTTATCAGTTTTGCAACCTTTCTGAAGTTGTAATTCGTGAAAACGATACTGCTAAAACAGTGGCAGAAAAGGTTCGTCTAGCAACTATACTAGGTACATGGCAGTCTACTCTTACAGACTTTAAATATCTTCGTAAGATTTGGAAAGACAATACAGAAGAAGAAAGACTGCTAGGCGTATCTTTAACTGGGCAGTTTGGAAATAAATTTTTCTCTGGAAAAGAAAATCTAAATAAGCTTCAAGAAACATTAGAAGGACTTCGTGAGTATGCTCGTGAAACAAATAAGGAAGAGGCAGCAAAGATTGGTATTAATGAATCTGCTGCTATTACTTGTGTTAAACCTTCAGGGACAGTGTCACAGCTTGTAGGGGTTTCTTCAGGAATGCATCCATGGCATTCACAGTATTATATTCGTACAGTTCGTGGAGACAAGAAAGATCCTCTATCAACATTTTTAAAGGAAGTTGGAATTCCTGTAGAAGATGACTTTATGAAGCCGAACGACACATATGTTTTCTCATTTCCAGTAAAGGCACCAGAAGGCGCAATACTCAGAAATGATTTAACTGCTATTGAACATCTAAATACATGGTTGGTTTATCAACGTGCATGGTGTGAGCATAAACCATCTATTACAGTTTCTGTAAAGGAAGACGAATGGATGGAGGTAGGCGCTTGGGTATATAAGCATTTTGATGAGGTGTCTGGAATTTCATTCCTACCGCATTCAGATCATTCATACAAGCAAGCTCCATATCAAGAAGTTACAGAAACAGAGTATTTAGAGCTTCTTGCTAAAATGCCATCTTCAATTAGATGGGAAGATTTATCTTTTTATGAAACAGAGGATGGAACAAGCGGAACACAAACTCTTGCATGTACTTCAGACGGTAATTGTGAGATTGTAGACATTTCTGCTTAAAAGGTATATAATAAGAATTGGGGTAACTCCCAAAATTCCTGGGCATAGGGCCCAGAAATAAGGAGGATCTAATGACAAAAGTCAAAGAAGATCTAAACAATGATGGAAAGGTAACAATGCAAGAGAAAATTCTAGCAGCGTTGGCAAGCTATGGTCGTCACTTTTTAGGTGCCGCTATTGCTCTTTACATGACTGGAAACACTGACCCAGGAGATCTAGTAAAAGGTGGAATTGCAGCAGTGCTTCCTGTTATTCTAAAGGCACTAAATAGCAATGAACCAGCTTTTGGATTCACAAAGAAGTCATAATTTAATATTGATTAGGATAGCTCCTATGCTAAAATGGGCATAGGAGTTTTCCTATTTTAGGAGAGTTATGGCAGCCCAAAAAAATTTTGAAGTAGACCAAAACACAACATTTTCTTTTATTGTAGAATATAAAGATAGCAGTGATTTGCCTATAGCTTTAACTAATGCATCAGCAAAAATGCAGGTTAGAGATACTAAAGGTGGATCAAAATTGGCCTTTACTTTGACCTCTCCAATTAATGGGATAGTAATTGATGAAGCTGCAGGCAAATTAACAATTAAAATGTCTCCAGCTCAAACCAATTCTTTATTTTATCCAAAATCTTCATACGACATTATGATTACTGACTCTAATGGAAATAAAACAAAATTACTTGAAGGGTATATTACCCTATCTAGATCGGTGACAATATGACAGAAAAAATTATAGTAACTGAAGTCAAAAATGATGTTGTTATATCAGCTCCTGGACCTCAAGGTCCTAGAGGAAAAACAATTCTTAATGGGGTCGGAGCACCTATAAATTCTTTAGGTGTAGAAGGCGACTTTTATTATGATAAAAACACTACAAAATTCTATGGACCAAAACTATCAGATAATACCTGGGCTGGAGCAACAAGCTATTTCCTTTCCACTGGTACTTTAACCTATCCATTCTCTATGAGCCAAGTTGCAGGACCATCAAACGGTATATGGTCTCTATCAATTGTTCATAATTTAGGCTATCACCCAAATGTTACCGTTAAAACCAGCGCTGGGGATATATTAGAAACAGGAATAGACTATAATAGTGTTAACCAAATTACACTGACGATGGCTCAACCATTCTCAGGGACAGCGTACCTGTCTTAAGGAGATTAAAACATGGCAAGATTATTTGTAACGAGCATAGACCTTAATAAGAATGAACTTCTTAATGCTCGAATTCAAGGACTAGGGTCAGCCCCTTCAAATCCAGTAACAGGACAGATTTATTACAACACTGGCGACAATGTTCTATACTACTATAATGGTTTAGCAGCACCAAATGGCCCATGGATGCCGATGGGTGCTTCTACAGAAGTTATTCAAGATGTAATTGGTTCTTCAGTAATTGGCGGAACAGGTTTAACAGCTACATATAATGACACAGCTGGAACCACAACAATAGATTTAGATAATACAACAGTAACTGCAGGAACTTACGGATCTCAAACAAAGATACCAACATTTACAGTTGATGCTCAAGGTCGCTTAACTACAGCAGGAGAAGCAGATGTTGCTACAACTCTTGATGTAAATGGAGACACTGGCAGCACATCTATAAATCTTTTAACCGAAGATTTGCAGGTAAGTGGCGGAGAGGGTATTGATGTTGCTGTAACTGATAATACAATAACAATATCTGGTGAAGATGCAACTACAACAAATAAGGGTATTGCAAGCTTTGCAGATGCTGACTTTACAGTAACAAATGGCGCAGTAACAATCAAAAACGTAAACCTTGGAACACAAACTACAGGTGATTATGTAGCAAACATTCAAGGAACTGCAAATGAAGTAACAGTATCTCCAACATCTGGAGAAGGAACAACAGTTACAATTGGTCTTCCAGACAATGTAACAATTACCAACGACCTTAATGTTGGCGGAAATCTAAATGTAACAGGCTCAATTAATGCAGTAAATACAACTGAGATTAATGTTCAAGATAATAAAATTAATCTTAATACAGGATTTACTGGAACCCCATCAGCAGATGCTGGAATCAAAGTTGAGCGTGGCGATGCCGCAGACGCAGAAATCCTATGGAATGAAACGCAAGATGTATGGCAAATTGGTCAAGTTGGCGGATCATATCATGCAATAACAAGAAAATATGCTGCAGATATATTAAATACAACAAGTGCTACATCTTTTGTTATTACACATAACTTAAACACAGATGATGTTACAGTTAATGTTTACGAAACTGGCGGTTCAAAGGCTCTTGTTGAAACAGATGTAGAGCGTACATCGCTTAACACAATAACATTAAGATTTGCCTCAGCGCCAGCAAGTGGAGCATATAGAGTAGTTATCACAGGATAATCATGGCAAGACAATTTCTAGCAACACTGTCGCTGCCGTCACTATCAGAAAATCCATCCACAGGACATGCTGGATCTTTATACTATAATACAACAATGAATGCATTAATGATGCATACTGGGTCAGACTGGATGCCAGTAAATGCTTCTCAGTATATTCTTGAAAATCATATACATACTTACGATGGAGACATTCATACTGTTTATGCAGGAGCTTATAATCCAGCTTTGACTATATTTGATGGCGGAAGTGCTGGGCAGCAATACAATTCTCAAACAGGAATTGATGGGGGAGTTGCATAATGGCAATTAGAATACAAATAAGAAGAGACATAGCACCAAATTGGACATCTAATAATCCAATATTACAAGCAGGTGAAATGGGCTATGATATAACAAATAAAAAATTTAAAGTTGGTATTGCTAATGACAATACTTCAAGATGGCAAGCTCTTCCATATTTAAATATAACTCCAGCAGAACTTTTAGAACTTGTTCAAGATTATTTAAATGATACACTCCAGGCGGGAACAGGAATTGATTTCACATACAATGATCAACTAGGTACATTTGCAATAGATGTAGATACATCTGTTATTGCAAATAAAACTTATGTAGATAATGCAATATCTGGATTAAGTAACACCGTTACAACTGGCTATATTCCATTATCTTTAATGGGAACTGTTGATGGTGTAGCAGAACTAGATTCAAATGGGTATGTACCAGATTCACAAATTCCTGCAGGAATAACTAGAGACACAGAGCTTTCTTCTGCAATTGCAACAGAGGTGACTGATAGAAATACAGCAATTTCTACTGCAATATCAAATCTTCTTGATGCAGCTCCTGCAGCGCTAGATACTTTAAATGAATTAGCAGCAGCAATAAATGATGATGCATCTTACGCATCAACTATAACCACAGCACTTGCAACAAAGCTAGACACAACAACTGCTACAAGTACATACGTTCCAAAAACAGAAGCTGCTATTGATTATTATGTAACAAATGCTGGAATGGGATCTTATACAGTCAATGGAATTTCTAACGGAACTCTTTATTTTGAAAAAGGAAAGAGATATAGAATAGTTGTCAATGCTCCAGGGCACCCATTTTGGATTCAAACAGTTTCTGGAGCGTACAGCTCTGGTAACGTATACTCTACTGGCATTACTAATAATGGTACAGATAATGGATCTATTCTTGTAGAGCTAAGTCAATCAGCCCCAGAACCAAGTTTATATTATGCTTGTCAATATCACGCTTCAATGGCAGGATCAATTTTTGTAGGAAATAGATCTGCTACTGCAAAAGCAATTGCTGATTTATCTAATGTAAATAATACTTCTGATGCCAATAAGCCAATTTCTACTGCTACCCAAGCAGCATTAGACTTAAAGTCTGATGAAAAATTACAATATATTAGTGAAGCAGGAACATCTAGAACAATTAGTGCTTCAGATTTATATAAGATTATACATACATCATCAGGATCTGGAGTAACAATAACAATACCTAATGACGTGGGCGATACAGTTTTCCCAATAGGTTCTTATTTAGAAATTAGACAAATGGGAGCAGGACAGGTAACTGTTTCTGTAACTAGCCCAGCAACAGCAGTTGCTTCAGATAACGGATTTAAAACCAGAGTGCAGTATTCTTCAATTATACTTGAAAAACACTCAACTAATTCCTGGTACGTTACTGGAGATACAACTGCATAATGTCAAAATCAAAACGTAAAATAAATGTAGTAGCATCCAGACTAAAAGCCTTGCTATCTTTAGTAGAAAACTTTTCTAGGGCAACTCTTACAAATGCTGGAGCCACATCTGCAAAATGGAGACATGTTGTTGCAGGTTGGGGTGTTTCAGGAGGCAAAGGAACAGCTTCTTCAATCGGAGCATTAATATCTACAATGTTTGCATCTACAGATGCAGTATTAAAAGCTAAAAACCCAGCCTCTGGAGTAGGGCCCGCCTTTTGGGTAACAGACTCAGGTAATTACTGGGCGGTAGTTAAAAATACAACAAATATATGTCAAACATGTACAGCTTGTGGATCATACAATAGTTGTTCATACTGTAGCTCAACTACATATGGAAGAGACTCCAGTTG